TGGATGACTGGCTTGTACTACAGTAGCAAATGCTTTAGTTTCGCCAGACTGTTGAATGTTTGATACTTGCCAATGGTCTGCAGTAATTGTATAGCTTACATCAGCACTATCCGCAGCATTGCGAACATTCTTTTTAACTAATGCACTGGACTCTTCAAGAAATAGTTTGTTGTTACCAGCAGCAAATAAGACTGTATTATTATCAGGACCACGAACTTGTGCTAATGTCTTAACAGCAGCAGTGCTTAAATCTGCATTAGTTGCATGAACTGGTGTCCAGCCTTTACGAGAACCAATACGACCAAACTTATCAATAATACAGTTTTGAGCAACTAAAGCATATCCAGATTCTAAAGTAACACCAGAGTCCTGAGTATTTAAACCCATGAACCCCGGAGCTGCAATCGTAGCGGCTTGTAGTGCTTTAGACATTAATTAGCAACCCATTCAGTGTACTCAGTGTGGTGTGCAGCTTGAATAGCAATGTTGTCGCTTAAAGAAGATTTGTACAAAGCCCATGCTTCGCTAGAATTCAATCCATTGTCCTCACCACGCTCAAGCAACGCTCTAGCATAGGCATTAAGGATAATAGGAGTTGCAGGAGCTAATATCACAGTACCGTCTGAAGACAAATCTGCTTGAGGTACAATAGCGTCTAAAATCAATGTATAGACTTTATCTGGCTGTGGATAAACACTAACTTTAGTATCGCCTGTTGATGAATCTACTGTACTAAAGGTATAATACATTGGTGAAGATGTTTGAGGTGTGCCAAAGGTCGTAAACCGATTCATACGCTCTGCAGTGATATTAATCATTGCATAGTCTTGACTGTCGTTTAGAAAGTCTACAACACGAAATCTATCACCTAAGCCAGTAACTGTGTAATCATATTGACCAGCTACAGTAGGAACAGTAAAATAAGTAGTTAAGGAATTCCACTCGTAAGCATCTTCTACTTGTTTTTTAGCGTCATTAACCAGCTCTCCAATTAATTTGGAATAGCTGTTTTCATTGACTGTAGCAACTTCTGTCTCACGCAATCTACGCAAAACAGAGTTAACAGCTTGTAGGTAAGTTGTTGCCATATTGTTCCTTAGTTTATCACACTTTTGTCAATGTGTCAACAATTATTTTATTTACAATCCCACTTCTTTAATGCTAATGCTTTACGAGTAGGTCTGCCTTTTTCGTCCTTCATAGGACCGTCAACACCACTCATACGAGCACAGAAGCTCTTGCGTCTACCAGCAGCTTTGGGGGACTTTGCAGCCTCTTTAGCAGACACTGGTGGCTTTAGCTTAGAACCAGTAGTCTTGTTATAATAGTCTCTACCTTTTTGGTTAAGACCACCTTCAGGGTTCTGATAAACCTTCTTAACCATTATTTTTTCTTCTTAGCTGTCTTAGCAGAGTCTTTAAAGTCTTTAGCAGTAGGAGCACCTTTGCTACCAACTTTACGCATCTTCTCTCCAGAGCCTTCAGCGATACGCTTACGCTTTGCAGCGATATTAGAATAGAGTCCTTGCTTCATTATCTACCTCTGCCAGCAGACTTCTTCATTGGCTTCTTAGCCATTCCAGCTTGACTCATGGCAATAGCAATAGCTTGCTTACGAGACTTCACTACAGGACCAGTCTTAGAACCAGTATTTAATGTACCTGATTTGTACTCAGACATTACTTTACCAATCTTAGCTGATTGCTTTTTAGTTTCTTTCATGATTTATCCTTATAGAAGTTCAGTTACAGATAATGTAGAAGATGTTACACCAGAGTCTTTAATAACAGCAATCTTGTCTCCGGGATTTACTCTAACAAAGAAAACATTATTAGTAGTAGCCATTGGACTTGTTGTAATAGATGCAGTAGGTGCTGTACCGATTGCAAAATGACAGTGACCTAAAGATACAGCAACACGAATCATGGTTGTGTTCTGACCAAAAGCTGTTGAAGCTACGCTAGAGTTGGTAACAGTAAATACTTGAGTTGTTCCTAAAGCAGGAACTCCGTTTGCTACTCCGTTAGGGTCTAGTTGAAATGTACTCATATTATTTCCTTATTTTAAAGTTAGTAAATACAAAGTTTCTAAATATTGACCAACTATTTCATCAACAATATTTTGCAGTGCAGTATCGTTCTTAGGGATTGCTTTATAACGATTATTCTCAATCCAGTGTAAATGCTTCTTTAGCAATGTCATTGGTGTTTCTGTATAAATACCCGGTTCAATCAATGCTGGTATTTCAATACGACCTTTTCGTCCCTGATATTTTTCCATCAATGAATCAGTCAATTCAAGGATAGACTCATAGAACTCATTTAAAGTCTTATGTTGTGAAAAACTAACAGTATTCCAATGTTGCTTATGAGCAGCATCTCTACTGGATAATAACAAAGCAATTAAATCTGGAAACATGATAATCCTAAAATTAGTGTAGTTTAAATGCTACGGTAGCTAACAAAGCAATAATAAAGCCACAAGAACCTATCAGAATCTGTTCTAAGCGTTTTAATCGTCCGTTGATACCTAGATACCTTTCTGCACACACAGCCTCGTGTGAGTTCAATCTAGCCTCTGTATTGTCAATTAATTCGCTCATATTAGCCTACCAAAGCCTTTACTTCATCTTGGGTTAAACCTAATGCGGCTAGTTTAGATAATGCAGAAGCCTTTGCATCTATTGGGGCTTGTTTAGCATTAATAATTGCTTGTTTTTTAGTTTCGTTTATAACAACTTGACCATTCACTAATTCCCAAGCATCAAAATATTCTGTTGGCAAAGAGTCAGAATCAACAATAATTGAACCTTCAGGTGTATCTTTAATTTTTACTTCTTCAATAGGTAATTCGCCAGTAGGAATGGTTACAGATACACCACCATTTTCATTTGTAAAAATAATTACTTGTGCCATGATTTATCCTTATGAATTAAATACTGTTACTGAAACATCAACGGCGGGTAGTGCTGCACCACCACTTCCAGTAACGCAATAAACATTAATAGTAGATGTTGTTTTAGCACCGTAATAAGCTATGGCATTTTGCCCAGCAGAAGAACTATTGTTTACAGATGTTTGTACTGCAAAATTAGTATTTGCCAAAGCATTGGTAATATTTACAGTCCAATTTCCTGTACTATTTGTAGTTATAGAACTAACATTAAATGAACCATTAATTGTTCCTGATGTATTACCATTACCACCTTGATAATTTACCCAAGCCTTTACATAATTAACATTTGCAGAAGAAGAAACCCAAGTAGTACCATTAGAAGTTAAAACATTTCCTGTTGTGCTTGGGGCTACTGTTTGAAAAGAAGATGTTCCGTTTCCTAATAAAACAGCATTAGCACTAAAAGTTGACGCACCTGTACCGCCATCAGCAACAGTTAAGTCTGTAATACCAGTAATTGTGCCACCAGAGATAGTTTTATTAGTAAGTGTCTCAGTACCTGCTAAAGTGGCAAAGTCACCATCAGTCAAAGCAGTATTAAACTGTGCTATAGTACCAGACACAGTATTAGAACCGAGAGCAACTGTCTTGTTTGTGAGTGTTTGTGTAGCAGTATTAGTTGTGACTGTATCTGTACCAACAAGTAAATTGCCGCTAACAGTAATGTTAACGGCAGTTGCTGTACCAGTTAATGCCGGAGATGCTAAATCAGCCTTAGTCTGAATCGCTGTAGCAATGTTACTATATTCTGTATCATGCTCAGAACCACGAATAATCTTTAGAGGATTACCAGTAGATAAACTATCTTTAGAAGTAAAGTTAGTTGTTTTGGTATAATTTGCCATGCTTATTCCTCAGCAGTAGTTTTCTTGGTAGTCTTTTTAACTACAGTCTTTTCTTCTTCTTTAATTTCTTCTTTAACTTCTTCATAAGCAGGATTAGAACGAGTTGTGACAATGTCTACTTCATGTTCAAAAGAAATAAAATTACCAGATGCAATACATTTAAACTTTACCATTTATATCTCCACAGTTTATTTTAAGACTCTTGATAGAGTACTAAAGTAAACTGCCCCAGCAGTTTCTACCGGGGCAGAGTAAATCAACTAGCTATTAAGCTGGAACAATCAAAGCAACAGTGCTGTAATCACGCAACTCAGCAACACCGTAGAGTGTGTCTGCAGTGAACAATGTACCGAGGTACTCTTGTTTGTACTGAGTCTGTGAACGAACACCCATCTGCTCAACGAGTACCAAACCATCTTTGTGACCCATTAAGCAAGCACGAGCTGCAGTAGAACCAGAAGTTGTGTCAGCATTA